CCTACGATGTGGATGAAGCCGCCTTTATTGAAAGACCGATGTTAGTAGATGCAGCGGTTTCTGAAAACTCGCCGGTCGTGTTCTGGACTTCTACTGCAAATATTTGGGCACCAGGGAATACTTTCGACCAAAAGATTAATGCAGGTAATATTCCGGTCTTTGTCTTCGACTGGAGAGACGATCCTCGCAAAGACGACAATTGGTACAAAAAGAAATGCGAAACCCTTGACCCAGCGATCGTTGCATCGGAAATCGATCGGGATAGGGACGCGAACTTAACTAATAACGTGATTCCTTCTAAATGGGTCAGGGCAGCGATCGACTTCCCTCTGGCACGGACAAGGGAGATGAGAGCCGGGGTAGACATTGCGGACACAGGGAATGATTCGACGGTCGTTGTTTCTGGCGCTTTCCCTCGCGCCCAGTATGTAGACGTACTCAATATCAATGATGTAGATCCACTCAAGACAGCAGATGCGGTAACCCGAATAGCGAAAGAAAAGCAGATCAAAACGATCGTTTATGACCCGATCGGAGTCGGCTCCGGAACAGGCGGGCAATGGCGTAGAGATCCATTGGCAGATTTTAAGCAGATTAAGTTTGTGGCTTCTGCTAGTGTCACTTATGTAGAAGACTTTTCTGGTAAGAAGACTTATACCTTCTATCCCGAATTCGATCGACATAGTAATGATATTTTCGAGAACTTAAAAGCAGAGGCTTGGTGGTTAGCGCGACAACGGTTCTGGAAGACTTATAAAGTAAAACACGAAGGGGCGAATTATCCTGACCATGAGCTAGTCTCTATTCCGAACAACCCCACCTTGATTAGAGAATTATCTCAAGTGCTATTCAAAACTGATAGTGGCAAAATCCAGATAGAGTCGAAGAAAGAGATGAAGACGAGAGGACTAAAATCACCTGACCACGCGGATGCGTTGATAATGTTCTTATTCGACAAGCTTGAGTCTTATTCTCCAGACTGGATCACAACGTTATGAATAGAGTCACTAGAGCCAAAAGAGACCTTTCCCGCCTTGCTAAGAAGCAGATTGTAGATAAAAGAGGGCGCAAAACTACGGTTTATGTTCGACCCGAAGGACTATCCAAAGCAGATCTGCTTTCTATGTACGATCGTGACCAAGCGGTACGGAATAATCCAGACTCTACCTGGGCAGACTACAAAGCGATCGATACAGAGAACCTCAGTAAAATGAAAGCCCATACAGAAAAACATGGATGGAACTTTCAAGGAGATAACGAATTTAAGGCATGGGTCATCGTGCAACATGGAGACCACGATCCTGGATACCAAGCTTGGGTACTCTCTAGGATGAAGGAGAAATCAAGTAGAAAAGATCTAATGGCATATCTTGAGGATCGAGTCTTAGTCAATACGGGGAATCCGCAAAAGTACGGAACGCAGGTCGTACAGAAGAAAGGGAAGTATGTCCCTAGGAAGTTGGCAGACAAGGCTAAAGTGGACGAATACAGAAAGGAAGCAGGACTTGAACCGTTATCTGAGTATCTAAAAGGCTTTTAGATGTTTCTGGTAAAGTAATTTTGTCTGCTCCACTTTCCATCTAAATCAAACCCCCAAGCCGAAGCTCAGGGGTTTAGATCCAATAGTTGACCTTCCCGGTCAAGATGCCACGCTTCACTCCCTTCTGGGTTTCGTCTGTGTGGCTTCCTGGCATTCGCCTACTCGTAACCTTTCAGCTATCCTTACGGATTCCAAGCGGGGCAGAGCATGAAGCCCGTACTCCCAACCCTTGCGGGTTCCCCGGTCAAAGCCAGGTACTATTCCAGCTAACTCTACCCTGTCGGTTTTGTCAAATAGTTCTAGGATAGAGATGCAACTATTTCTTTCTATCAAATCCTTATGGATCCTAGCATTAAAGTCCGAAAAGTTGAGTTCAAGGTTCCCCTAGACACTCAACAGCGCCAAATTTTTGAGCATCACTCCCAGGCGTTGCGTTTTATTTGGAATACCGGGTTAGCCTGCATCCAGTGGCGCGAGTGGTGGGAAAAGTGGCAGCAGGTTTTAGAGTCACCAGAGTATCAAGGCTATGCCCCTGAACCAGTGGAGATGGACTGGGGCTACAACCTGATCGGAAAGAAGAAAGTTTATGGGCTTTGCTGCGATCGGGTTCGGTTCCGGATAGAGAAGGAAGATCCTGTTTTAGACGTGGGGGAATGGATTGACGGGACAAAGCTAGGTAGTGGTAAATCTATTGCGGGTTATTGGGTTGCCTACCCATGCAAGCCTGACTCTGTGCGAGAACACTGGACGGAACAGCCTCGGCTTCCACTGCTGATGAAAAATCCTTACATGGCACTGCGATCGATGTTTGCCAAGAAGAATTGGGATCCTGATAGCGTTGAGGGCAAGATTATCCACAGTCTAAACACCGCATGGGTAGCAGGTGAATTAAAAGCTCTGGGGGATGCGTGGAGTTCCTACAAGTCGGGTGTACGGAAGCGCCCCCGGTTTAAGAAACGACACGATCGCAGCAACTTGATTAACCCATCTTCAAAACAGACTAAATTCTGCAAGAACTCCTTGACCCTTCCAGCAATGGGGCGGGTGACGGTGAAGGGGTTGCAAAAAAGGTGGGGAAATAAGCCTGCTTGCCCGATCTCCTTGATCAAGGAAGGTGATGAATTTTATTTGCAGTTGTCCGGGGGTGTAGAGGTTCCTGCTACCCGCTCCAATGGGGTAACGATCGGTATTGATCCCGGATCTGTTCGGTTAGCCACAGACGACAGTGGTAGAGCGATCGATGCGCCTAAGTTTGGCAAGCGGGCTATGCGACGGGCGCAGAAGCTCCAAGCCGCCATCAATCGCAAGCTCAGACTCAACAGCGATCGGGTCTATGATGATGCGGATCCCAGTAAGTTCTACCTAAAACCCCGTAGGGACTGGAAGCGTAAGAATTTGCAAAAAGTTCGGACAAAGTTGCAACGGCTAAGCGCCAAGACTGCCAGACAGCGACGAGCCTTTAATCACTTTCACAGCACCCGATTAGTGCAGTCAGCCGACGTGATCATTATGGAAGGGATAGAGCTTAAAAATGTTACCCGTGCAGTGAAGAAAGGCAAGTCAGGGGAGCACAACAAACGCAAAGCCAAGGCAGGATTAAACCGTTCTTTACTGGACAACGCGATCGGGCAATTTTACGGAATGGTTGAACAGAAGGCAAAGGATGCGGGGAAGGTGACGGCTAGGGTTAATCCGTTTCGCACCTCAATGACTTGTCACCAGTGCGGTTTCTCGGATGCAAAGAACCGCAAGACTCAGGCTGTTTTCCACTGTCAGAAATGTGGACACCACGACAACGCCGATCGTAATGCTGCTGCGAATATCAAGCGAATGGGGATACTGGGGATTACTAAGCTGACCTTTGATAATGAGTGGAATATTACCGTGCCAGATTGGGATAAAATATAATAGAAGGGTTCCCAATAGGGGGACTTCTCGATCCAATAGAAAGCATTGAGACCCGACAAATCAATTCCGGTATTGATAGGTTCCCAATAGGGGGACTTCTCGATCCAATAGAAAGACTAGCTCTCCTTCGATCGACTCATAGTTCCCAATAGGGGGACTTCTCGATCCAATAGAAAGCAAGTTAGAGAGGAATAGTCACCCATTACGATCGCGGGTTCCCAATAGGGGGACTTCTCGATCCAATAGAAAGTTTGTATCGCTTGTAGTCTGTTCAGTTCCCAATAGGGGGACTTCTCGATCCAATAGAAAGATGGTTTTGTATGAGCAGTTCCCAATATGGGGACTTCTCGATCCAGTAGAAAGATTGTGGTAATGTAAAGAGGTCGTTCATCGACACAAGCGCAACAAGCCAGCGATCGTTCCTATCATGGGGACGATCGCTGGTTTGTTATGGACGATCGTTGGATCTTATCTATTATTGGTTTCATAAACTCTATCTGATCTGTATCTCTTTTCGGTTCACTGTATTCCACTACTCTTACGTCATCGAAACCATAAGAGTTTTCCATCATTTTCTTTACATAATTGTTGCACTCTTCCTGCGAAGAGAATTTATAAAGACCCTTGTTTTTATACAAAGCTGATTCCAGATAGTAAGTGTCTTTTCCTACGGAGCAAGTAAGGAAGGTATGGGTTATTTCTAGATCTGGATCTCCCACAAAGAAGCTTTTGCACGGAATATCGTTCTTTTTGCAGAAGTCTCTTTCTAGCTCAACAAAGTCCCAGCAATGCCCTATCCCTGTCTTCGATAAACGATCGCCTGTCTGCACCCTGTATTCTTTCATCCACTCTTCTGAAGACAACTCCTCTTCAGTATAGATCTTCCCGTTTTTGTCTATAAATCCATAATCCATGTTGTCCATCGTGTTTAGCAAGCCCTCTAGCTTCTTGACCTTTGCTTGATCGCCAGATTCTTTTACCCAGTAAACTTGTGTATGGGTCTTGCCTTTCCTCTTGACAGTTTTCCTGACCGCTTTTTTGCCATTCATAGAGAAGTCGCTGTCAAAGACGATCGCCCCAAGTAAATATTTCGCTCTGCTTACCCTGTCCATCTCGATCGCCTCTGCCGTTTTGAATATGATAAGACGATCGTTTTGCCCAACTTAAAGCGATCGTTTCCATTACTGGTAGTTCTCCAAATCAATCAAATCCTTCACCTCAGCGATCGTGGCGTTGGTAATCATTTCTTCTAGCTGTTCCAAGTCTTCAAACTGGTGATGTCTACCGCTTCTACTCAGGCTCAAGACATAGGAGTGAGCGATCTTCTTGTCCAGTTCGATCGTTAGCGGGTCGTAGCTTTTATGGTAGAAAGATTCTTCTCCACCCGCCTTCTGAGTAATTACCCACACCTTGTAAGCAAACCACTCTAGAATTTCTTTCTTCTGAACGATCGTGAGGTCTAGTTCTGAGAGAGATGTAATCATGGTAGAGCGATCGTTACTATGGTGTAGAATAATTTAACGTGCCGCATCATCCCTCCTGTTCGAGCAAGAGGGGATGCAATCTCAGGCACAGTCAACCTCTACTACAGGTTAACTATGACGAATATTATCAGTTTCCAAGACTTCCAAGACAACGAAATTCGTGTGACCCCAGATGGTCGGTATAGCGTTTATGACGTGATTCGGTTCTGTGGGAAGAAAAACCCCCATGATGCGTGGAAAGTCCTCTGCCAGCAGTTCCCTTCTTTAATGAGTTTAACTTCGTCGTTTCAGTTCCCAGGGAAAGGACAAAAAGAAACTACCGTGGCTAGCGGAACAATCTGCGAGGCAATTGTTTGCATCTTGAAAAAAGAGACACTGCCTCCAGAACATCATGGATGCTTGTCCCTTGGTGCAAATATTTCTGAGTCTGCCATCCGTGATGCCGTCCACTCCTTCTGTCTCGCTTGCGGAGAGAACGCCCAGGTTGAATCCCGTTGTGATGTAGGTATAGTCGATGTATTAACAAACACAACAGCAATAGAAGTCAAAAGGCTCTCTGACTGGAAGGCTGCTGTAGGACAGTCTGTTTGCTACGCAACGGCGACACAAAGGTATCCAGAAGTTGTTTTGTATGGTGATTGTACTAATGGGGATACTTACCAAAAAGCATTAGACTACTGTACGCAGATGCACGTTGCTTGCTCAGTGCTTGACACCAGTAATGGGGATGCCTTTTTGTTTACGCTAGGGGCTGGAGACTACACCTATACAAATATGGCTTCTTTAACTCGGATTTTCCGCAATAACCGGAACTAGTGACGCGGTTAACGTGTCCGATTGACAGATTCTTCCGCCGCTGAAAAAGTAAGGAAGGCAATGGAATAAAACCTGGACGATCGGCACCAAACTTGCCGTATTCTTTAACTGGCTTCTGGAATTCTTTCTGGGAGCCAGTTTTAGTTTGCGCTCCCATCGATGTCAACGATGTACTCTAACCAACTGAGCTATACGTCCGATCGCCTAAACGACCGTATCTTCTAGACAAAAGCATTATAACACTACTTGCTATTTCTCGCTATATTTTGCTTTTTTGCGCCATTTTCTAGTTAAAATTGGTCGTGTCGTGGTCGCATACGGTCAGTTTGACGTGAGTACATCTAAAGTGCGGGTAAATGTGGATAGGGGGAACCTCCGGCTCAGGTGGACGATCGCTGGGCAGCGATTTACATTGTCCCTTGGGCTTCCAGACAGTCCACTCAATAGGCGGGTTGCCGAGTCATTAGTCAACACGATCGACTTGGATATTTTGAGCGGAAATTTTGACCCGACGCTCCAGAAGTATAAGCCAGAGAATAAGCGATCGGACTCTATCTCGTTGGATAAGCTGTTCGATCGTTTTGTTGCAGCGCAGGAGAAGGAGTTGCATAAAAATAGTTTAGTGCGGTATCGATCGACCCAGAGCCGCCTTATTGAATATTTTGGAGAGAAGCGGGTAGGAGAGATCGATCGCCCTAAAACGATCGGGTTTCGGGATTGGATGATGGGGTTAGTAAAACCGATTACGGTAAAAGATAGAGTGGTCGCTTGTTCTACTTGTTGGGATTGGGCAGTAGAGCATCGGATTGTGCAAGAGAACCCTTGGTCGGGTTTGTCTGTCCGGGTTCCTTCTCGTAAGAAGGAGAAACCATTCTCACAAGAAGAGACTCTTCTTATTTTGGAAACTTTTGACAAAGGAGAAGACTGGCTGTACTTCTACACAGACTTCGTTCGCTTTCTCTTTACGACAGGTTGTAGGATAGGCGAGGCGATCGCATTGCAGTGGACGAATGTAGAAGGCGATCGGATTTGGATCGGAGAGAGCGTTAGTAGAGGTGAAAGAAAAGAGACTAAAAACGACAAACCCCGCACTATCACGGTTCCCCAGAGTATGGCGGAACGACTAGATAGGCGGGATAAGTCACGATCGTTGGTTTTCCCAGCGCCCGAAGGCGGACTACTGGATGATAAAAACTTCAACAGGCGGGCATGGCGTACAGCACTCAAGATAGCTGGTATTGAATATAGGAGACCTTATTCGATTAGAGGGAGTGCGATTACCAGGATGCTTCGCTCAGGGCTGTCTCCGATCGATGTGAGTGCGATTACGGGACACAGCGCTAGGACGCTGTATCAGTGCTATGTACTTCCGCTTCAGGAAGGGAAACTGCCAGAACTTTAATAGATTAAACTTCTTAGCTTTTGCTTGTGTTCTAGATCTTGCGGGGTTCCAGTGAAGTTGATCAAATCAAACCACTTGACAATCCCTATGTCATCAAGATCTGATTCTACTGTCTTATCAACCCGTCCGTCGTAACAGAGATTTGCCGTAATAGCAAACCTGCCAATATGCCTTCTTAGCACGTCCGGGCAAGTTTCGATCGTTCCTTCAAATCCTGGCACAGAGATAGAGACTTCACCCTTCAGCCATTTAAAAATAGTAGTAAGGCGTTGTTTTCCATCTACTACCCGCCAGATTCTATGTCCGCCACTATTGTCTTGCAGGATGGCAAAATTCGGAAATGTTCGGTGCCGATAGTAAACGATCGACTCGATAAATGAAGACTGCTGCATGGCATCCCATACAAACGGTCGTTGCAGATTAATACCGAAGGTAGGTAGATAGACATCAAGGTCGAAATCAGACTCCTTGACATGGGTGCCATTCGCAATATCACGGATATGGCATATATGGCTGGACGATAAATAGCTTTCAAAATCAAGAAAAGACATATCGAAAGACATAACAGACCTCCTATGGGTATTTGATTTCAGGATAGCGATCGTTCTCTGTCACACTGGTAGGAAAACAGCATAAGTCTTCTACCTTGGCTTTAATATCTGCTAGTGAGTCATCACTAACAACATCATCCCATCGGTAGATATACGACGGTAGCAAGAAACCCCCAGGCTGAATACCTGCCCTCCAGATACCATCATCCTGCCAGACGATCGCTCTAACCTCCTTCCTTACGACTCTGTTCTACTTCGATCGCGTTGGCGATCGTTATCAATGAAACCAAAAAGTTGAGACACGCTACTAGGAAAGAAATAACTAGTAGTAGTATCAAAAGCCATTCGTGAACGTACATCATTACACCTTCGCTAAAACTACCTTGTCAGATTGATCTTGGTATTTACCAGCACGATCGCTGTAGGAAACAGAACAAGGTTCTCCTTCTAAGAACAGTATCTGAGCAACGCCTTCTTCGGCATAAAGCTTCATTGTGTAAGGGGTTGCGTTAAAGAACTCTAGCGTCAGGTAACCTACCCAACCCGCCTCCAAGGGGGTGATATTTACGATCAATCCCGATCGAGCATTTGTGCTTTTTCCGTTACAGATCCCAGTAACATTTCGTGGCATCTGAAACCGTTCCATACTAACGCCTAATGCGTAGGTATATGGAGACAATAAAAAGAATTTACCAGTAGCATCCTCCTCAGCGCAAATAGCCTTTGCAATACGATCGTCAAAGCTTTTCGGATCGATTACCAGCTTTTCTCCTCCCGTGAAGATCCGAAATTCCGAGGCAGACAAACGAATGTCGTACCCATAACTAGACTGACCAAAACTAACTAGGCGGCGATTGCCTGCTTGACGAATCAGGCTCTCTTTGTACGGCGTAATCATTCCGCCTTCTGCGTATTTGGCGATTTTCCGATCGTTTAGAATCATGGGGTTAATATCGAATACGTTATACTTACTTATATCACGTCATCGCATTGGTTGATCTATGAAGTATTCCGTCGAAATTAATGTCGATTACAGTAAAGGTGTCGTAACGATCGCTTGTCCTGAAACATCCTTAACCCACGGTTCTGAGTTCAATGAAAGAACGATCGCTAAAATTCTAGGGGTTCCGATGAATTTAATTGCAGAGCAAGTTCGTCTTCAGCTAAAAGCGATGGAAGAAGACAATTAGCCTTGCATTAACACATCATTGGGAGCAATCTGAGGATCCTCCTCCTCACCAGAAGGCGGGCTTCCTCCTCCCATTGACGGATCTTGTCCCATGTTCGGATCTTGCCCCATCATCGACGGATCTCCTCCCATCATTGATGGGTCTTGTCCCATTCCCATTTGTTGTTGCTGTTCTTGCTGTTTCTTCCACAGGTTGTCATCCAGCACAATCCCCCAGGTGGTGCTGGTTCCTTTGAAGGGTAATCTTGCCTCTTCTGGTGTCAGGAATTGAGAAGCGATCGCTCCTGACAATGCGGAGACCAAAGCATTAGTGTTAGCTAACTTCTCTTGAATTGTTGGCTCGTAATTCCCCTGGTATTCGATCGACCATGTTTTGGGTTCTTTTCCTTTAGTAGGAGAGTCTTTTGCCAAGAAGATCAGCCGATAGAGATAGGTCAATTTATCCCTGTAAGAGTTGTCAAAAGTTTCTCTTTTAAGATCTTCGATCGCTTTCATTTCTGATTCCCCAGTCGCTCCGAGACCAGAAGGGGATTCACCTAAGACCAAAGTATGGGGCAATCCAGTGGCAGCAACGATCATATTGATAAATTGCTCTAGGATTTGATACGTCCCGCCATAGTTACGAGAGATGAAATTCACTTGCTCGTCCGTAGAATCAACAGCAATCCCGCCTAGTTGGGACATATTCTGAACCATCAACTGGATGCGCTTCTGTAAATAAGCTTCTTTGCCTTGGCTGACTAGCTCTCTTAGCCCTCTCAGCATATAGACAAACAAAGAGCCGTCGCTCAAGGTGTTACTGGTAGAGGAAAGCGATAATCTCCACTGCTTAAAGTCTTCCCAGATCTTGTCAATCAGAGAACCTGTCCAACCCTCGTTGTTTCTCAACCGATCCTCCGAAACGATCGGTAGTCCGTCGAACCGAAGCACTCTCGATCGATGGATGAAGATATTCTTACCAGCCATGTCACTCAAGTTGGTAAAGGGTCTTCTCTCCATCAAAATGGAATAGTAGACTGGCTCGAATGGGTCTCTTGTGTATTCCCAGGCGGGTCTAATCTCTTTACGGGTTAAAATATCAAACCCTACGATCTTCTTGATATTCTTCTTCAAGATGGGCTGAGATGGATCTTGTCCGTCATCTACATTGATAACGATCGCGCATCCATCTTCTACATTAGCGATCGTTTGAGCCCTGGTAAAGAGAGCCGAGAGAGAACCACACCTAGGATTATCAATAATGTCTTCTGGATCGTATTTGCGCTGTTGAGGGAGCGGGTTTAGTCCTTCTGGCAGGTTTACGCTGTTATTAATAAAGAGACGTTCGATATAAGTCTTAACAGACTCCTTTAGTTTGTCGTTTGTCGTCTCACCTAATTTTAGATCCCAGCCCGCCTCTGCTACTTTCTTGGGGAGTTCTCCACAAACCCTTCCGATCAGCCAGTCTCCATCAAATAATCTCTGCTTCTCTCTCCAGTGTAGATATTGTCCATTACCCACATACGTCCGAGCCATCTTATCTCGGCTTGTGCCCACACCGATCGCAGCATTTTCCACTACAGCATCGAAGTGGATCTCTTGGGGCAGGAAAGGATTATTATCCATGATTGGCAAAAACAGATAGGGTAGGATCTGTTTGCTATATACCACACAAAAATTTGCTACTATGCCGCAAACAAAAGGTATTGTAACTTACAACCAAGCCGTGACCACTGACGAACCTCGGTCTCTGGAATGGTTTACTCGACTTTCTTCCCCGGTTGCCGGTAGCGATGCAGGACGGACGGTTCTCGATTTCTACTTGAATTTCTCTGATAATTCTGTCCCCCAAAAGGAGGAGATTGTTGTAGCATCTGTTCCTGGCGCTGACTGTTACTACCATGTAACGATCGCTGGTACGACGACTACAAAGAAGTTCTCTATCCCTTCCTACAGCGCTGACACTAACACTACGGCAGAAATGGCTGCTGAGATTGCCTCGATCGTGGGTACTCACCCTGATGTTTTTGCTACCGTGTTGAATGGAAGTACAGTGACGGTCACGGCATTAGTGCCTGGCGATGACTTTACCTGTACTGTCTCTTGTACCAATAGAGCAGACAATACTGCTGTTAATGCGGCTATCTCTACTACTACAGCGACGGCTGCTTCTGGTACTGTTAACTACGGAAAAGTTTTTGCTGTAGCGAACTTTATCTCGGTTAGATCGGGACAATTCCGACTTGAAATGCTCGCCCGTGCGTATGACGGTGGCTCTACGCCCGTCTTACTGGGTGGCGAAACGGCTCTCTCGAAATCTTCTCCGAAGACAACTGCTGAGTACACTGCTTGATCTATGGATCTTAACAACGTGCCTTTGGGTTGGCTCGAATACGACAACCACAAGGGCGATCCCACTCCGATTAGCGATCGTTCTAAACGGGTCTATCGCGCCAAAACTGGCAGCTATGACCCGTTCTCTAAAACACTGGAACTCGTTTTCCCTGACATCAAGGAAATGGGTTTGATCACTTCTGGATGGCTTTACCGCTACGGTAAAACCGTCTTTCCGGGGATGTATAGAGTCGAGATAAACGATCGCTTTAACAAGCTAAAACCCTTGGGTACTGGTTACGCTCTGACGAAATCAGACATGGAGGGGCTTCTTATGGCGTATTACAAAGTAGAAGGTGAGGTGAAATGGGACAACAAATCTCATTTCAATGGCGTACCTGTCCCGATCGTCCGGGAGATTACGGGCAAGCATCAAGTCGTGGTAAGGGACGACCTGAATGTAGAAGCCTCCCCTGATCTAAGGGGAAAAACGCTTCATGTTCGGGTCGAATTCCCGATGCCAACCAAGAAGGCACAGATCCCTCAAGGGTGTTTGAATGCGATCGTTCTGCACAACGATCGGTTGATTCGATTGCGCTGGTGTCAGTATTCCCCATCAAAGAACCATGAGACAAAGATTGTGTTGTCTCGATGGGAAGCCGAAGAAAAAATGAGCTAAGGATTTTTATGCAAAGACTTGATTCCCGTCCGTCTTGCCCGCGTTGCGTTTGGAAACACTTATCCTCTGCCTTAGTCTTGGGCGGGGAATATTTGTCTGAAGATCCAGACGGAACCCGCCCTTATAAAGATCATCTCCTGTTTATGAATGGGCATCTCTCTCAAGCAGAAGAACAGTCGGCTCGTAATTACCCAGAGATGTCTCGAAAGATTAGAGAGATTAGACTGAGGCTGGAGAACGCTAAGTTTGAAGGACTGCCTTCTTTCAACCATGTCATCACGGCGGAAGATGTGGAAGAGATCTTGACAGCAGGCGGGATGGGTATGGACGGGTTACCCCTAGAGGTTCCTGTTTTACTGGCGGCAACGGAACCGATCGTTTTGGACAGTGAAGAACCTCTTCCCACGATCGCTCCTGAGAAGAAGATTAGCCGACAAGAAGCGGGTTATCGAGTATTGGGATCCCCTGGCTCTTTCTGTGAGAACTGCCAACACTGGACTGGTGCCTATAAGGAGAAAGGTGCTACCGGGGGCTGCGCGATCGTTTCTGGTGATTTATTTGTTCGTGGTTCTTGCTCTTTATTTGAGCCTAAAAAAAAATAGTATCTGACTCCGATCCATTAGAAGGGTTAGATACGATCGATGCGATCGTAGTGAGGGCGATGGAACAAGACGTTACTTTTGAGCATTGGCTCGATCGTCTTCTACCCGCCCTTAATGGTTTTGATTTTAATGCGAAACACTTAAATAGATTGCTAGATGAGAAGCCTCTGGGTACGCTGCTTTGGCATTCTGCGGTTCTCTCTAATCTAGCGGGCAGAGACTCCTTAAGAGAAGAACACCAGGACTCTATTATTCTGCAATGGCTAAGGCTACCCTTCTTGGAAGCGATCGCTCTTTTAAGGAATAAGATCGTTATCCCAGTAGACTCTTATTACGGAATGGAAGAGGGTTACCATTCTTGGGCTTTTAGTGTGGCAAAGATTGCGAAGCTAGATCTACTTAACAAGATAAAGCGATCGTTACTTCGAGCCCAGGATCAAGGGACACCTTTTGAAGATTGGAAGGCTGAATTTGAGAAGAATTATAAACAAGAATATGGGAACACTCCTACTGCAAGGCGATCGTACACAATTTTTGATACTAACTTGCGATCGGCTCATGGGACAGGCAGAGGGCAGCAGATGAAGGAACTAAGCGATCGAAAACCTGGAGAATATGTAGGGGTTTGGCGATGGCGTGATTCTCCTAATCCTAGGCTGAATCATCAAGGATTACACAACAAAGCGATTCCATACAGTCATAAATTCTGGGAGAAATGCGCCACCCCTGCTGGTTTTGGCTGTCGTTGTTCCGTCAGTTTAATGAGAAGAACGATCGCGGAAAACTTGGGTATAGAGATACTAGAAGGCGGGTCAATTCCGAACCCAGAGGATATAGCAGAAGAAGGCTTCCGTTATCCACAATGGGGGATACCAAAAACGGAAGCCTTCAAAAAAGAGAAGAAGAAAGAATGGTCAGAAGATATTAGAGATCTTGCCGATCAATAGAGAAAGTCGATTTCTTGCAGACAGTGATTTCTGGTAATTCACGATCGTTTTCCTCCTTTTTGTATCGTTCAATCATGCTTAAGGCATGAGCCATCTCCTTAACATAAGCTTCTACAATCTGGGGAAGAAGCGATCGAATTGCTAATTCAGCAGAACTATACAATGGTACGGATCCACGACTCCATCCAAACTCGCTTCTTGACTTGTTCCATGATGTGTCGTAATAGCCGCTAAAAGCGCAGTATTTCCTCGCTTCAACCCTTCCGTCAAGGCGCAGTGGATGCCACCCATTTACGATCGCCCCGTACTCTTCTGGAGGAAGAATATCAGGAGCGATCGTTGGTGAGCCATCGAGCAGAATGCGTAATGCAGCTTCTCTGGTTTTTGACTCGTTTAATTTTGACTCTAACTTGGCAATGTGTTCTTGTGCCCATTTAGGCAATTTTGATGTGTCCTTGGACATAACGATCGTTCTCCTTAATTGAGTTTTGCTAGAGCAAGAACAACAAAAGTGGCTTCGCTGCATTGCTCTATTAATTCACTGTCTCCTGTCTTTTGTGCAAGAGAAGTAAGCTCCATCATTGTGTCTTTTTTAAGCTGCTCGATCGCTGCTAAACATCCATCTGGGTTTGCCTCGAATCCTCCATTGCGAATCCTCCATTGGTAGTCAACATTGGCTTTCCGATGCTAGGGTTCCTTAGTTCTACCTGGATAAAGTAAGTGTTCATTCGTTCTCCTTGAGCTTTTCTACCTTGGCTACTACTCTCCTCACTTCTTCCATCCCTATAGAAGGGTATGTCTGTCGAAGGAAAGACACGGTTGGTTTGTATCTGCGATCGTTTTCTAGAAAGGTTTCGTAGATAAAACGATCGCGCTCAGTTATCCTTCTCATGACGTTCTGTAGTCGGTTTTGATTGGATTCTAACCCTTTATAAAGCGATTCCAGTCACCCCACCACTTTTTTTGCAGCGGGAAAACGTCATGAACCCGCCATCCTGTTGGGATGAGTTTGAGGAATTCAATTAGAGGATAGTCCCACCTGTTTTTTGCGTCGGGGCGTAACGGTACACCCCTCAAGACGATCGTTCTTTCTACCCCCTTCCTCTCTAGCACCACCTTAAGAGGCGGGCTAGTGGGACGCACCACCGAAGGCGGTGACACGGGATGAGAATACTCCTCCTTCATTGTGCTTTTAAGAAAGAGACATAGGGCTTTTGCGATCGAATCCATGTGGAATGGATCGCTTTCCCGTTGTTGTAAAGGTGCATAATCGGGACTAGATTGTATTCAATTCTCGTCCCGATTAACCGCCAGTGGATCCCCTCAATCCAGTCAGAGGCTCTGCGTTGCAGTGTGTAGGCACGGGTAAAAACCTTGTTCTTTTGCTTTAATTCAGAAAGAACTACCCACTGCCAATGGGCATCTGACCCGCCTTTGAGACGATCGATTTCCTCCCTGAGTACTTGAATCAGCGCTTCATGATTGTCAAGTCGCGCCTGTAATACTTCAATCATCGTTAATACTCCGTATCGAATGAATACAGGATAGCACGAAATGACACGCAATAGCAAGAAAGCCGGCTACACAAAGCCATCACCGAATAGGCATTTCGATTAGGTGACAGGAGTTTTCCTGCGCCGTGGTTTCACTTCAACGATCGTTTCGTCGTCGGAAGTAGATTCAGGAGCGATCGTTTTGGATGGATCCTGCCTTACGGCAGCACTATTGACAATAGCGTAACCTTGCATTCGCCACTTGTTTGACTCGCAGGAAGCTGAAGCTATTCCGATCGCTTCGTCTGCGTTCTGGGCTTCTATATCGACCCAGATTTCAGTAACGATCGAGCTATTTTTAGAGAAAACGAGTGCGACTGCGTACATCTTAGAACCCTCAATAATTGTCCTGTTTATTGTTTCACGATGACTTTCTTATACTTGACCCCAAGAGGGCTTGGGGGTTTGATTACTTTACGGTGAACTCATCTTTGTTGTGAGTTCCATAGCCTTTGAGTGCCATGTAATTGAAGATCTTGATAACCTCCTCCTTTTTGAAGGCTTGTCCGTTCCTGGCTCCAGACGATCGACCTAACGATCGTACTTTTGTCCAGCTTACGGTTTGCCCTGGATAATGATCGCAAATTTTTCTGGCTATCACTTCGCAGTTCAAGCTGTCTTGGCTCTCAAGCCATAGCTCAAGAGCTATCACTAAACTGTGTTCCGCTAGAGCTACAGAAGCTTCCATCGTATCTCTATCTATCAGTAGGTTTAGTGAATCAACTTCACCTGCTGCTCTCTTGATCATGTGAGACGCTATAGCGAATTTTGCAGCATGGATCTGGTGCTTAGCGTAAAGAGGCTGCAAAGCGGGAATACTTTCTCTGTTTCCCATGTAAGCCATCTTGTCGAAGAATGCCTTGTAGACTTCTCTCGCGTCTGATCCTAATCGCAAGTTCAATCCAGTATTGTCTGAAATCAATATCCGGTAAAGGTTCTCCAGTCTGTCGAACAATGGGTATTTGGGTCTATGCCCTTCCCTAAAGAAATAGTCTTCTAATTCAGGATCGTCGTATTCGATTTGATCCATGCTGGGTGGTGCTTTCGTCCAAGCAATACGATCGATTAGTCCGTCTTTTTGGGTACTTCTCATCCGATCGATCACTACATCTGGTTGAATTGCTCCACACAATGCAACGATCGGATCTTTGATGTACTGTCCTTGTCCGTCACCTTCTTCTTCTAGGTCAGAGGCTCTAGTCCGATCGTAAGTCCGACCTTCATAGAATTGACACCACCTTGCTGCCTCCAAGGATCCGCCGTTCTTTGAGTACCGACCCATTGAGCCAAACCAAGCTTTCATTTCGTCGGTAAGGATACAGATCCCTGTTCCATTATTGATTACCAACTGCTTCTCAAGGGCTTCGATCGTAAACTCTTGCATGCAGTGACGAGAGACAAAAGGAGGCGCTTCTGCTTTGTCGTTAATCTTTTTGTCCTGCTTCCATCGGGCTACTGCTGCCCAATATTTCTCCATATTTTCCTTGTCGATTTTTACCAGTGGATCCCCTGCGATATCTACCGTGAAACTCTTTTTTGTGCCAGGGCGACCGATCGTAGCACTCCAGATCTGAGGCTTGACCCACCATCCTGTAGAAGGTTTCAAACACAGGCGGGTACGAGAGATTAAGGAGGATACTACTGAAAGGATAGGAGCTTGGACAGCAGAGAGGCTGATTCCGGTGGACTCGTAAATCCCACAAAGTTCTGAGTACCATGCCACAGGCAGCAAGAAGTCTTCTTTTTCTCCATTGAGTTCACTAAAGCGATCGTTTAGATCAACTTCTTCATCTCCTTGCTTGACGGACTGAAATAATTTGAAAATCTCGTTTTGAGCATAGCCAGAACGATCGCAGAGTTCAATGAACTCCTCTTCTTGCTCCGAAGAATTCAACCCTTGGTCAACGATCGCTTGTAATTCTTGCCGAACCAGAGAAGCAGCCCATCTTTTTTTAGACTTCTCTTTATGCTCTACTACGTTATTAGGAGAAGCAGGTTTTGGTTCTTCTTGCTGAACAACTTTAGGCTGACCAACAGGCGGCTCTACTGCTTTCAGCTTCTTCTTCACGGACTTGTCGATCGGTTGACGATCTGGCATCGTTACGCCATTACGACGGCAGAAGTCTCTAGCAAAGTTCTCTAGCTGGGGCAGGATTAGCCAATCGTCAGCATCTCTACCTCTAGGTAATTTATGGAAATTCCCGCCTGATTCTAGATAGGCATATTCCAGCATATCTACATCAGCCCGTGTCTTTCCGTCATAGGTACAAGTCCAGCAGGCAAACCTGTATTCCCCGTTCCTCTGTCTAACTCTTGCGCTAGATCCAGAACTACCTCCGTGGATGGGGCAAAAGCCGATCGTTCTGGAACCTGTGTCACTCTGACGATCGCTTGTGCTGTGTCCATCTTTCAATAAAGGAGACGGTGCTGCTTTTCTCGCTTCGACGATCGCAGCCCAAGCTCTACCTCTAAAAGACTTCTCCGATCGCGGGTCGGCGCTGTATTCTTTACTCAATTTAGCCCGTTGATCATCGATCGTTTTTTGCTCTGTATCTCGCTCCTTTTGCCAAGCTTCAACCCCTTTCACGATCATCCCTTTCGGGTCGCCATGCTTGCTAGGTTCCAGTAATTTCTTCCGAATCTCTCCCCACCACAGAGGCGGGATAGTGGTCGGAGCCGGTACGCCATGCTGAATTAAATAGAACGACTGGATGGCAGCTTTCACCATCTCGTAGCTATAGCGGGACTGGCTATGCTCCAGCAATTCTTGTTCCTTGGATCCATCTTTTGATTTCCGCATCCCCCCAGGGTATCGGGCGATCGCTGCGTGGCTACCCAAGCTAGGATCTGACAAGAAGGCTAAAAAGCAGAGCTTAGATAGATAATCGCCATCTTCCCAATTCATCCGATCGTCTAGACCAATGTTGGCGTGAATCGATTTCTTGCCAGAAAAGATTTTTGAGAAAAACTTAAGTTTTGTTGTCTGCTCAAACTTTTGTAATACTTCTTGCTGTTCTTCGATCGTCGCGTGGTCGGATTCGATCGTAATTAAATCACCTGCGGATACAGCGTAGTCACCGAGGGGTAATCCGCTAGGCATTTGAGGGTAGTAAAACAACCCGCCTTCTATCTGTCCAGTCCGATCGTATAAATCTTGCCAGGAGATTGGCGTATCAAAATACTCTTCTAACCGCTCCGTATCGATCGTACTGGGGGATACTTTTACTTCACCCATCTTGGATTTTAGCGGTTGAATCTGTGCTGACTCCGCTTGCCCTACGAGATAAACGGCTCTCAAATATTTGTAATGTCCAGTCTTCAGCCATAGTTCACAGCGATCGTTGGGCAGGTTTGGGGTGAGGCTGTTAGCGTATTCAATAAGGGTTTGTCGCATTTTTTAGTACACCGTAGCGAATAAAGACGAAAAAATAGAGGCGCTCACCTAGGGTAGCGTATCAGGTGAGGTAATCCCGCACTGCTTGCAATACAGCGTATACGTGATACGATCCTAAGTCAAGGTCACGTTAGAGGATTTTTAGGATGGATGCTTTTGTAAAGATCGATAACACAATGGGTTTTACCGACTGGCTTGAGTCCTCCGTATTACAGCAACAGGGGGCAGATCAAGCGGGAAAGCTTGGGCAAAGACTAAGTGTACAAACCTCCACTATCAATAAGTGGAGACAGGGGAGAACGCAGCGATTATCGATCGCCTATGTCCAGAACATAGCAAAATACCTAGGCGGGAAATGGTCGGCGGAAGATGTGAAGGCATGGCTCCAATCGCCAAACGGTACTTCGATCTCCGAGTTCAAGGAGGTACACACTTTCAAAAAGAAAGAGGAAACAAACCATCAAATCGGCGGCAGGGTTCAAGAGATTCTGTCTTTGATCCGATCGCTCCATACCACGAATGGCGTATCGAGCGAGGAGCAACTAGCGATCATTACGGAGGTCGTAAGCCCCTCCGCAGATCCGATCGAAGAACAGAAGCCGTTCATCCCACCTGAGTGGGTAGAAGTAGTTAAAACATTCCCGAAGGAGAAACTAAAGGAACTATACGAACGTGGTAGAGGCGTTCCTGAATGGGAAGAATCGATCAACGAGGTTCTCTCTCTTCAGAGGATCCCAGACACGATGATTTCTTGCCTTATGATTCTTTTAATAAATCAGCACAGTCCCGGAAGACTTCGCTATCGAACAGAACAGATTGAGCAGATACTGGATCCACTCCGAGACAATATTCAGCACGGATCCACGAAGCCCTCTCCAATGGATAGCATATAAGGATTGTCCCGTCTGGGATAAGGATCGCAAACTCTCTGCCTTTTAATACCTTTGCTATAGATTTAACTCTATTGCAAAGGATTAGTGCTTGCCTTTCCGTGTCAGTCCGAATGTAGATCGGAATTTCCATGATGTGTACTCAAAACAGGGCTTAATCCTATCATCAAAGATGTCGATAGGCATAGCCATCCTCTTCTCGATCGTACCCTTTAGAGCGGCAAGCATTGTAGAGAGCCAAATGATCGTTGAAATAGGCTATGGCAAATTGACCTTCCCAGTAGCTTTGGCGCTCTAGATACTCACCAAAGTCGATCGTCTTTTCTTCGATCGCCTTATCAAACTCTTCATCAGAGAAAATTGGAAGTGGGCGGAACTCAAAAATAAAGGAAGGATCGTTCGAGAGAGTTAGCCCATAAAAGCCCTCCCTCATGATCCGATCGTGTTCGCCCATACCCACTTTATACTCGCCCCTGACATCGACAATTTGAACGAGGCTGAATGGTTCCAGAATGTTGTACCAGACTCGTTCTGTTCCATACATATTGATACTACTCATGGTTTCCTCCTTCGTACAGTGTTAAATCGATCGTTTTTACTCGGAGCAAGAACGATCGTCAATTCCTTGAGTCTTGGACTGCTATAACTTTTGTCTTTTCCGAGAGCGGAAACGTTTTTCCGTAGAGATTGATTTGATCTCCGTCACTGTTCAATGCAGCCCAGTAATTTCCCTTGTGTTCTTCCCAGAGGAGCGCCAACCTTACCCCTAGAGGATACGATAGATCGCTTCCAGTGGTATTCAAGAAGACAGTGGGATCTAATTGATCAAACCAAGATTCGGCGAGAGAGAGGGCTATTAACCCGTAACAAGTACATCTCTCTCCCATCTTGTCTCGGCTGTCTTCACGGATCTTGTCTGCAAGTTTTTCTTCCTCTTTGTCCCCCTCTGAGTTCAGCCAACTCTGGACTATTTGAACAAAGTCGTTATGCCAATGGATCTGAGCCATAGTTATCTCTAGTGTATTCGTTCTCCCGATTATCTACGCCTCGGCAACAGCGCTAAAGCGATCGTTTTTACTCGGAGCAAGAACTTTTACTCGGAGCAATGACGATCGTATTGTTATTGTTTCTCCCAATAGTCTTCTACCGCCTTCAAGATCTCTCTCTTTAGCTCCTTCTCTATTTGTCCCCGAATGTAAAAGAAGACTAGATCAGAGTCTCCTCTCTCTAACGGCGATCGTTCGTAAGCGTCTTGCTTTAATGCTTCATTGAGGGCAGTGTCAGCAATATAAGAAGAGTAGTCGCTAGCCAGTTGACGGTAACGCTCTTGTTCTGACACTGGGAGATCCTCAAACAAGGCTTTTCCTCTGTTAATTTTATTCGTCATCTTCGGTTTCCTCCAATAATAGTGGTTCATAGGTAAATTCGGACAGAAAGCCATCTAGTTCAGAAAACCAGTCGTGACCATTCTCTCCTAAAACAGGCGGCTCTTCCATTAAAGTCTTAATCAAGTCGATCGAAGGGTCACAGGAGATTTCACTAATGGGGATTAGCTTTAATCCGTCCTCGTCACCGTCGTCATCTTTGACTAATTCGGTAATGTCTTCGAGCTTAATCCGTGTCTTTTTATTGAGCAATTGCTCAAGCTTTTCACGGGCGACTGCCTGTTCATTGGCGATCGCTTCGCTGGTGGCTTCCCGCTCAATCATAGCGCGAAGTTTGTCGATTAGCTCTTGATTCTCTTCATCATAGCCATAAATGGTCAACGCAGAGTCAAGAAGTTCTTTAGCTTTTCTGAGTTGTCCATTCTGGGAGAGTTCTAGTGCCTTTTCGATTTGGGCTATCTGTGCTTCGGAAAAGCCTAGATCGTAAGCCTTTTGAAGGTTAACGACTCTCTTTTGTTTTAGATTGTCTAAGGATTTGATGTACCTAGTAAGCTCTTTGGCTTTTTGTTTGGCTGTTTCTAGTTCCTCCATGTTGAATTGGGCGACTAAAGGTTCTGAGTTCTGGACTTGTGTATAAAAGCTCAGTTCACTCTTGGCTTTAACGATCGCTGCGGGGATATTCTCGGCGATCGTTCTGAAGATGTCGCTTGCTTGGATTTTTACATTGGCTCTAAACCCTGTCTCAGGATATGACAGATAGTAGCCAATAATTTCAGTTACTAGCTTGCCTTCAGGAACGATCGTGATGGCATAAAGCTCAAAGTCCATCACCTTGCAAATAAAGACATCCCCGCCTTCTTTTTTGTGTCCTACCTTTTTGTCTACTTCTTCTAAAAGTAGCCTGGTAGATTGCTGGGTACCCTCTTCCTTTCCATCTTTGATGATGGTGTTCTGAGAATAGCCATTCCCTTTGTTCTCAATCCGTAGATCGAATCCATCCAGATGAAAGACGATCGCTTTTAACCCGTCTATCTTTTTGGCGAACGGTTTAACCCGTTCTAGATAGGCTTGATTCGACTGGATTTTAGTAGAAGCGGTAGCACGATCGCTAATATCCTTGGCGATCGCAAGCTGTTCTGCTTTATAGGCGGCTTCTAGCATAACGATACGGTTCTTGATAGCAGAGAGTTCTGCGTAGGTAGAGTCCCCCGTCGCAACCCCTTTTAGTTCTTCCAGCAGCAGCATCACCTCTCCGCCGATGTCGGAGATACTGTCGCCTGGATTAATACCACCCATCAAGTTCAGGTAGGGAACCATCCGGGTCTGGCAAGCTTGGAGAGACAAGGTATCTACACCAGCGTTACCGTTTGCGCCTTGGGTGACGTAGAAGAACTGAAGGATTTTCGGGAATTTGTTCCCAATCCGAACCCCTCTACCTGTTCGCTGAGTCAAAGAGGCGGGCATGGTCGGAACGTCTAGGTGGTGCATTGCAATGCAATGATCCTGTAGATGATCTACGCCTGTCGCACCCTTTCGGGTCGAGATCATAATCACGTCTGCTTCTTGCTCCATTGCGATCCGGGTTAGTTCTACTTGCGGATCTTTCAAGTCGTGAACGATCGCTACGCGGATCCCCATTGCTTCAAAGGTTCTCTCTAGTACGCCATAGACAGAGAACAGCCCCTCCTTCTTGGTAGAGAGATCCAAGAAGATGAGTTGATGCCCTGTGACTTCGTATTTCTGCAAGGCTTGTTTGACGGCGTAGACATTCTGAGCACAGCGGAAGATCTTGCTCTGGATAGAGAAGGGCTCGTCAATCCCCATCGATCCATAGGCTATCTGGGACATTAGTCCAGCCAGTCTCATGTGGAGATAGACAAGCAAGTGATTGTCTTCTACTACCACCGTCTCGATCGTTTCTTCTCCTTTCTCGTTAGCGACAATCTTCTGAGTAGGAATGTCTTTTGGGTTCTTCGCCATGATTGCATCTACCCGCCTTACGATCTCTTCGTAAAACTTGCACTGTCCAACCGTAGGCGGGCAAGCGATCGTCACGTCGATCGCTTCGGGTACGTCAGAGAGGATTCGCTTTTGTTCCGAGATCGGGACAAGTAACATAAATGTCCGCATCAGGGAGAGCATCAAGTCGATATTATTGAAATCTCGAACCTCCTCTACAACCCGCATCCGTCCACCAGACCCGAAACCATTCTCGGCGGTGATAGAGCAGAAGGTTTCAATCCAGTCATCCGCATGACCGAGGTTTCGATCGGCTAGGATGTCTGGGATGAAGTACCGCATCAGCGAGTACATTTCGACTAGAGAAGCAACGATCGGAGTGGCGGTCATCGCTCCGATACGGTATCCCTTCTCTGCCATATAGTGGAACCGAAGCATCGCCGTAATCGCTCTAGCGGAAGAGTCGGTAGAAATGCCCTTGATTCCGCCATAGGAAGTTCTAACCCCAGGACGACGACCCCAAAGGTGAAATTCGTCGTAGATCAGGAAGTCAAATCCAAAGTCCTCGAAACAGTAGTGAAGACGGCTATGGCGATCTAAAGACTTTTGCATCTTCGTCTCAAGCGCTTTAATCTGGGCACCGATCGCTTTGAACCGGATCCGATCGCCTTTAGCCTCTTCTAACTCTGCTTCGAGAGCTTGTATCTCAGAAGAGAAAGCACGTTGGACACCATCTGCACCCAATGGAATTAGTTCCATATCGTCGTGGGTCAGGATAGCGAGGTCAAACTCCCCGTGCATCAATGCCATCAGCTTTTGATGGCGTTTAGCCCCAGAGTCAGACTTTGACAAGTAAAAGATTCGCGCCCAAGGTGCGATCCGTTGAGCCTCTTTGATCATGGAGTGCTTAGTCGCCTTTAGGACGCAAAAAGTCGGCTTACTCGCTAATCCACGCGCCTTGGCGATTAGGCAAGCAATCAACGCAATCAAAGTCTTACCCGCCCCGCAGCCTAGAGGGATAAGCAGACGACCGTAGCGCAGCAGTTGATAAATGCCGTCTAGCTGGTAGGGGTGAAACTTAAACCCAGGCGGAGTCGTGATTTCAGGAAAACCACCGTTCTCGTCTACCATGAACTCGCCACGGAGTTTAATCCGAGCAGTGGTGTTCACCTCGTGATTGAAGCGTTTGGCGATCGCCAGCGATCGTTCTTCGCTTGACCATAGCCAGTCGAAGAAATCTTTGCGCCAAGCCTTGTAAGCTTCAGCCAGCGCCGCAGATTCTTCCTCATCTACAACCGTCTTTCTTCTGTCGTCCAGCCCTATTACAGACTCCTCGTATCTAGCAGACTCCCCTTTCAATAGGCGGGTGAAGACCTTGATACCAGAGTGCTTCTTTGTACTCGGTAACCCATTTGGACTATGGTTGGGCACATCGCCAAAAGTGGCGATGATCTTGGTCAACCCAAACACTGTATCCCTTCTCACCTCAGCGATCGCTCCGAAGCGTTCGAGGTAATAAAGTTCGTAGTAGGGGGTGTCAATCAAGAAATGATTCACTTCCAGTTTGATTTCCCGACCAGAAGCTAAACACTCTGTCCTTTCGTGGTCGTTAAATTCGTCAAAGTCAAAGCCCGCATCGATCGCAGCTTGACGCTTAATTCTCACATCATCCGTAGGCGGGGAGGAGGGCATCGGGAATGCTTCTCTCACTACCTTCTTGTTACGGAGAAATTGTTCCTCTCCATAGGCTTCTACGATCCGATCGCGGCTCTCATCAAGAAGACGATCGTGTTCTCGGATAGAAGAGTAGATTTGGACATAATCATCCATGTCTACTAACTTCCACTGCTCTCCCTCCCAATGGGGGTAGAGATAGCCTTCTTGTAGAAGGGTTCTTTCTACTTCTTCTTTCCCCCAAGAGGAATTGGTCACTATCCACTCCACGTTGACGTGGAGACAATGACCGATACTCACCTGAGCGGCATGAACGATCGATTTGAAATCGGGAACCTTCGATCGCCAGCGCACCCGCTTGGTTAGGAAGTCAGTCGGATGACCGTCCTTGTCCTCAAACGCAGTCTGAATGCCGTAGTACCGAGGGTCGCTACGACACACTGTCCAGCGCTTCACTGCGCCAAACTCTTTAACGATCGCATCGTAAATCCGCTTGGACTTACCGAGGATGCCAGACATATCTACCTCGTTATCGGTAGACTGCTGCATCGTTAACAGAGTCTTCCGCAGAACGCCTAATTTAAGAAGAGCCCTAGCCCGATCTTTCGCCTTGGGCTCCACATCTAATTGATAGTATCCATCAGACGATCGTTGGTAGATGGACTCTAGTTTTTCGTCCAAAGAGTAAAACCCGCCTGGTGGTGTAGGCAGGTTTTTGGGATAGGTCGGAACTTGAGGGAAGAGAGTTTTAGATTTAGGACGCTTTGGATTATATTTCGCGTCACTAAGTCTAGGAGACTTCTCAATGATTTCGTCCAGACATTCTTGGACTGTCTTGGACGGTTTCGTTTGAAAACGATCGGCGGTGAGCCAGGTAGAAGCTTTCACGGGTGAGTCTTCTAGCTCAATTAACTCTGGATGAAACAAAGACGATCGGGGTGCGAAGTTCCCCGTGATTACTTTGTCCCAATTAGGAGCGTAGTCCAGATAAGACTCCCAGTAGGGTTTAACCTCTTTTTCGGTTTTTGCTTTCTTTGCCATGACAAAATAAAACCCCCTGAAGAGGGGGCGATAAAGTTTTTATGAGAGGGTGAGTTAAGAACGATCGTAGATAGGGATAAACCATCGAGTTGCTGTCTTGGGAAACAATGACTCAATGAAGTCGTCATAACCCCAAGGCTTGACTTCAACCACATCTTCTAATGGAGAGAGCGACCAATTCTTCTTTACATCATCGAGGGTCATGTCCTCGAACCCTGATGTGGGGTAAATCTGCATACAGGGTTCGCCGTTGTGATCACGGGTAGGTATTGTTCCTTCGATAATCTCTCCACTTTCTTGATTGCCAAGAAAGCTAAAAGACTGCCCTCTTGTGTAAACTTCGTGAACAAGTATAGTAAGCATTTTGTTCTCCTTTTGAGTAGATAATAGGTGGGTTAACAAATAGGTGGGTTAAGAACGATCGCTTCTGCTTTCAATTTGAGCATGAGAAGCGGCGCTGGTCAGGGCTCCCGAATGGTCAATGGGAACCATTACGTCCCATCCCCAGTCAGCCCTATACAGAGGAAGTTCAAACTCCTCTGCAAAACGATCGGCTAATCCTGTCAAAAGTTCAACTGCTTCATCCTCGAAGTCAAACAAGATAGAGGATCCTTGGCAGATGCCCATTAGGTAAGCATAAAGCTCACCTTCGGTATCAAAGTCTGGGCGACAGGAAACGATATATCGGAAGTAATTCACGACATCATATTCGCTTGCCGAAAGATCAAAATCATTATTAATCCGATCGAGGATACGATCGAGTTCAGAATTTAGCCAAGCATCAGTTTCGTCTAAACGATCGACAACAATCATTATTCCTCCAGTAGTGCTAGTAAATCTTTTTAGGCGATCTCAGTAGAGGTGAAGTCTCTTATTGTTTTCTCGATCGCCACTTCAGGACGATCGTCTACATAGGATGAAGCCCTTTCTAGTGAGCCAAGGTGTTCAGCCTTCCATTGGTTTCCATCCCAGATGACATTAACTAGATAGTCTTCGTCGTCAAGAAGGCAGCAAAGTTTATATCCTCCCTCTTTCTTGGATACGTCAAAGCTTGAGAACTGCACTCCTTCGAGGCATTCAAGCACGATCGCTGTGAACTCAGCAATAGTCATGGGTTTTACTCCTAGAAATCAATAATCGATAGAAACGAAGACGATCGCTTTTACATACAATTCCTACAAACATAGTCGAGGGGATCGACTGCGGATAAGATGGAGTTGCACTGGCAGCAACGCCACGGCTGTGATTCTCGGATAGACCGAACCAAGTCTGCCTTGGTGGTATTTAAGGCAGACTCTATCTGTTGTTGGAGCCGATCGAGGTCATCAGGTCTAGTTTCCATTGACAGAAAAGGAACAAAGAACAAGGTGATCCGATCGCTTCACCGATCGCTTTTTACGATCGCCCCTAGGAGAGACGATCGACTTTATTTCTTTTCTCTTTTTCTTCCTCCAGTAAGTACAGATAGAATACAGCGTTTTCTACAAGTCCAATCCCCCTTGCCTGAGAGAACATGGACTTATCTCCCTTCCATCTTTCATTAAGGAGATGAAAGACAATAAAATCTGCAAATTCATCGATCGCGCCAATTTCCAATTCAATTTTTGGAATGACCCATCTTCCTTTTGCAGTATTCGCTCTTACTTGCCGCATGAAAGCAGCAATCCTTCCTGTCACCAATTCTTTAAGCTCTTCTCCAGTGGAACTCGACTTGGAGATAACCTCTTTGGACAAGTGGAGTGGCTTCAGCACATTTGCCACACTTAGAACGTGGTTTATCCGCTGTGCCCTATAGAAATTACGCATCAGCCTGCAAATCTCAAGAGGAACAGACAAATGAGATGGATGTTGAGCTATAGACGACAAAGTGCGCTCTTTCTCTACAACCATTCCTAGCTCTAGTTTAGACAGTCCCAAGCCTTCGCTTGGACTTACACTGTTTGCCTCTAGCGCCTCTACCCACTCGCTGGCAGACTGGATTTGAGAGGCTACTTGAGCCTCTTGCGCCTCCCCAAACCTAGAGTATTTAAGGGTAATGCGATCGAGTTCTTTTGGGTCGATCTTGGGATTAACCGCCGTGTAATCCCAATACAGCAGATCGAATATTAACTGAAAGTTAGCAGCGTCACGGGCAGCGCCATTCATCTGGGACGCTACTTCGGAGATACCGTACTCGAATCCACCTTGGGTGGATTTTTCAGCAAAAATAGCTCTGATATTAGCTAGAATGTCCATGATGTTTTGATGATAAGTGAATAAGGTGATCCGATCGCTTCACCGATCGCTTTTAAGACGATCGCCCCTAGGAGAGACGATCGGCTAAATCAACGGCTCGTCCCTTTGAAATATGGCGTTGTATTCTACCCAATACTCCTTGCACGGGTAAGGGAACCTTTCATTGATATTCACAAAACTGTCCCATAGATCTTCTGGAAGTTCTTCCAGGATGCAGACTCCATCTACACCACGATCGACAACTCTGAAAATACCGAGCGTTGACATATGCTTCCCGTCTGTACATCCTAGCCAAGCGCTGGGATGCCAGTCTTCGCTGATATTTTTCCTACAACTAAAGGCGGCGTGTTTGTGTAGGGTATACCAGTAAGATTTAGGCGTGTTTTCGTAGTGCTCTTTACTGAGAACTCCAACATCGCCTAAATGGGTGGCGACAAGCTTGACTTCCATTTTTGTACTCCTAATTTACATGGATCGGTGAATCGATCGCCCCTAGGAGAGACGATCGGAAAAGAAAAACTAGCCTTTGTTTCTCCATTCTTTTGTACAGCGTGTACTTAGATAGGCACCAGGGATTGACATACGATACTCTCTGAGCATTGCCACAGCCTCTTTTCGAGTAGTGAATTCGTCGATCGTTTCAGTACCGTGGGCGGTGGTTTTCAAGTTGATGTAGTACATGACTTTGGCTCCTAGAGGGTTACACGGCTTGCTAGTTTTTCGTCGATCGTTCCTTCTCTTGCAAGACGATCGGCGTTATTAGCTACTTGGTAGAGAGGTAGCTTTCTATGAGAGCCGACAAGTCTTGAGAAGACTCACTCCATGTCGTCCCTTCAAAAACATTCCCCTTGAGGGGATCAACTAGTTTCCATTCTTTCTTTTCGGGCTGATAGTAGAGGAATAACCTACCAGACTAGATCATCCACATCCCATTGAACTTTTGGTATTCTACGGGGTGTTGACTTTCTAGCGCAACAAAGGCATTGGCTACGGCTTCTCTAATTAGGTTGTGTTCTTCAACAGCCTTATCGATCGAAATGACAGTGCCCTCGTCGATCTTAAATGTAGCCATCTTTTTGTCAGGGGGCAGTAGATGATCGAATGCGGACGGATCCTGAGCTAGAATCTCCATCATCTCCATCTCTTCTGTATGACAGAAAAACTCATCAAGAGTAACATAACAACCGTTATCAGAACGCCCACAGATTTGACATTTCATAACAGAGCCTTAAGTTGAGTTGATTTGAACCGATTATCTACGCCTCGGAGACAGCGAAAGAACGATCGTTCTCCAGTTTACGACATTGTGTAGGCTTTCTTGACCCACAGTAGCCCGTGGATCTCCGTTTCCGTGCCTTGTCTACGATGGGCTCCTTGAGGAAAGTCCCAGAACTTAACCAATTCGCACAGGTTCTTTTGCTCCTGCCTATAAGGAGTATTACCTACAGAGTTAAGGAACCCTGTAGATGTAAGATAGCCGATCGCTCCACCGGGGGCGGTGAGCCGAGTCATCTCCTTCAAAAAGAAACAATGGATAGGACGATCGTCTATCCGTGTTGACCCGAAGGGGACGTTATCGATCGTAACATCAAACACTTCAGGCGGGTAGGTCTTTGTCGCAACTTCAAATGGCTTGCAAATAACTTCTGCCTTGGGATTCAAAATTTTGAAGATCTTGCAGCGAATCGGATCTAAATCGATCGCTGTGATGTCTAAGTTGGCATACACCGAGGGGTGATACGCCTGAAGCACTAGAGAGAAGATACCTGTCCCACAGGCGGGGAAAAGGATTTTGGTCTTCTTCTTACCTAACCCTAGGCTGACTAATTCATCTATAACAGCCTTAGCCGCCTGTGGTGACGTGTCGAAGGCGTTGGTGGTTAGCCATGCCGTGTCTGACAGTGTGGAGCCTAGCTCGTGCAAATAAGCGAGGAGTTTTTGCGATCGATCTTTGTTGAGGTCGGTCGCATTCTCTTCATCAAAAGAGATCCAGTCAGTCAGAATTCCTAGCCCAGGCATGAGGGCTACCTTCTCAGGGGAAGGGCTTTCAGAAGAAAGGCTCTCTAGTGCTTTTAGTGCATCTTCGAGAGCCTCTGTTTTAGTACGATCGCTAATACGATCGAGAATGGAAATGAGTTTTTGGGGATCCATCTTTACTCCTTGTAAGGATTGAAATTACGGATACGGCTAGAGTCTCCATCTTCTTGAAAAATGAAGACGATCGTTTTTCCCATTTCCTTCATCTTCTCCATGAAGACATAGAGATCCCGATCCTCTTCTAGAAAAACAAGTCCATCATCTTCATAGGAACAGCGACTTATTTTCAGTCCCAAAAGAATGATGGCTTTCTTAGGTACGATCGCCCAACCGTGACGGGCATCTTCTACACACCAAATGCGAAGCTCGCATTGCCTGTCAGATACTACTCTGTGGGTAGCTAATCGAATCAATCTTTGCTTTACCTCTGGCGTGAATTCCTGCCAGCGTTCAAAGAAATCAATTTTATTCTCCATAATCATAGGAGTTTTCCTTCTGGGTGAGTTATCCACGAAAAAACGATCGCTTCTGCACAAGACGATCGAGTGAATAAGGGTATGCAGCCCGTGGGATTAGTCGTAGTCGTGATGGAAACGATCGTACCTGTCAACAATCATCCGCTCAATCTCTGGCGTGATTCCCATAACCTCTTTAACCTCTTTTGAAATGGTCTCTCTCCCCTCTTCAAATGGATGGCACAATACGTCCATTAATAGCTTCCCCCAGAAAAGTCGAAACCAATCTGTTTCCATGATTAGTCCGTGCAGCGCGGACTCGATCAACGATTCTGCTTTTTCGTCGAAGATATATTCGTCAGAACGTTCAATTCGTTCCAACACATCCTCAACTTCTTTTATCTTCTTCACTGCGGATTCGACGGACTTGCTGTAATTGAAGTAAGCAACGATCGTCCCTACTCTCTTAACATAATCTTCTTCATTTTCATGGAGAGGGGTTCGCTTGTACTCGATGATGTGTTCGTTAGTCATGGTGATTTTTGTTGAATTGATAAACGAAAAAACGATCGCTTCTGCACAAGACGATCGAGTGAATAAGGGTATGCAGCCCGCGTAGTCAATGCTGAGATTGCTTGTATCTTGCAAATCTGACGTTCCACTCTTCAATTTGAGCCGCTTGACGTTCAAGTAACTCACTCTCTTTTGAATTTATCTCGTCCAAGAAAGAGGAGAGTGTCTCGTCAGAGACGCAAAGGCAAGTAAGGTTTCCGTGCAATTTATGGTAACCTCCTTCTCGGAGAAGAGAGTCTTTGACTTTCCTTCTTACGATGTCATAGTGAATGACAAAAAATGAGATAGACGAATCATAGACATCTGCTCCTTCAATAATAGATCCGCCAAAGTCCAGAAACATCTCAAATGACGAGTCTTCTTTTATCGTGGCAAGGCATTCTGTCCGTATTTCAAGATCAACCTTTACGGCACTAGCGATCTTTTCATTCTCGCAGACATGAAGTTTGCAATCTTTAGCAAAAACAACAAGCACGATAGAACCTCCAACAGAACGATCGCTTCTGCACAAGACGATCGAGTGAATAAGGGTATGCAGCCCGTGAGATTAATAGTGAACAACGATCGGGTCTTCAAAACAAGCGATCGCATGGGACATCCAGAACATAAACCACAAGAGAACTTGATGGTGCTCTTGTGGTATCTCATCCTTTCTTTCCCATGCGTCTGTGAACTCTTTCAGGTGTGAAATGTCTAATTTCACTTCTTCTCGATCCGAAAAGAGGATGTCCATCACCTCTTTCGTCCCGGTCTCTTCCGCAAACCGACTCCAGTAAGAAGAAGGAGCGGAAACACTACTGATTCTCTCTCCACAGAGTTCAGGCGCATTCTGATGGGAGAATACCCTACGATCGTCATTACGATCGCAGATTTTAACTACCATACCCATACTTACCTCAAAATAATGGTCAGGAAGACCTGACCTGTTTACTACTTCGCACGATAACGTGCTGTGCCGTCTGGGGTTTCCCCTTCTTGCACAACTAACCCCTCTCTCTTTAGGGCGGATAGCTGTACTGTATAAGTGCTCTCTACCCGCCCAAACAAGCGGGTGGCGATCGATGCCCACTGACTGCCAGCAAGGGATTTTCTCTCTTGTCGCATCAACTGGAGGAGTTGAGCTTTAGCACTCCCCTCCCCAGACGATCGTTGTTGTACCTTGGCGGGTGCTTTCCGCTTCGCTTTGGGTGCAGTGGGCTTGGAAGGCTTCGGGGTGCTAGAGAAGAGGATAGAAACGATCGCATCCCACTTCTCTCTCATTAGAGAGGACAGCCCAGGAGAGAAGGAATCGATCGCATCCTTAAGTTCTTCTTCTAATGGGTTATATCCCAAAAGAACAGAAGAGATGTCTGCCCCGCCTGTTATTAGGGCTAGCATCATTTCTACATTTGAATACCCTTTGTCTTCCAACAAGGGTCGGATAGACATAGCCGCAACATTAGGAGCCGCGAACTTCAGAATCATTTCGATCGCTGTTACTAGCGATGGGTCGATAGAGGGTTCTTCAGGACGATCGTATTCTTTCTCCTCCTCATCAGGACGATCGTCTTCTTCACTACGATCGTTTTCAACAAGAAGACGATCGTAGTCGAGCCAGTGCCGGAGGTCGTGCTCGAACCCCGGATGATATTCGAGCACATAATGGGCTAGGTCTGTACGGTCTTTTGCAAGACACTCATCCATCATCCGTCTAATATCCCCTCTCTGGAGATACTCAACGGATGCCGCAAAGATGCAGATGTACGGCTCAAAACGCTCGTCAAGACGATCGTCCTCTTCTTCTTCCTCAAGGTATTCCTCGTCATCCTCTTCTTCGATCGGAGCAAGGTACTCCGGTTCAGAAGGACGATCGTCTTCATCGTCAAGAATTCCCTCCGTTAGGGAGTTGAATTCTAAATCCAAGTCACTCATGCTAAACCTCTAATAGTGCCAATTGGCTAACGTCGGACTTCTTACCCTTCCGTCGTTTAACAGGCGGCTGGGTTTTCACCACCACGATCGCTTTGACCGGAGTGGGATCTACCTCTACTAAAGCCAACTCCAGAGGCTCGATCGCCTCCGTCGCAGCAAGATAGATAAATTCCTCTTCGGTGTTCCCCCAATCGTGGGAGTTGAAGGGAATCTCTTCAGTTCCCCCGCCCCGGATGACCGATCGGGAGACGATCGTTTTGACATCGTTCGCCGGGACTAGAACCCCAGCAAGAAGGCGGTAGATCTTTTTGGCAGCGAAATAAAAATTGTCTCCAAGAGACACCCCAAGGGGGGTTTGTCTCCGGGACATCTCTTCCCGAAGTTCTTCGAGATGGGACTCGAAGGTGACAAGACATTTAGCCATACTTCCTGTCCTCTTTAGGTTGAACAAAATCGCAGAACTGAATATGAACCTCTACGGGAGGCTCATTAGGGCGGGGGGTTCCGTACTGGTCGCACCACAGGCACTCTGCCTGTACATCCCCATAAGACAGGGGTAGCAGGAAGTTCCAAGGGGAAATCCCGCCTCCTTTTGGATGGTATAGAGAACCAGATTGAAAGTTACAGTGCATTCCAGACCACTCCTTTCTCTAAAGAGACAGTAGCGATAACCTTCCGTTCGCCATTCGATGTGGTGCGGAAGACAGGGACAGGTCGATCGCAGTTCGACTCGACCATCCAAGTGCGAACGAAATCCAAAATGTCGGAGAGGTTGTCGGAAGGGGGGATTAGATGATCGCAACCAAACGTACTGTAGACAACATCACAGTCGTCCAGGATCAGTGTTCTCATAAACAAAAGAAAATGAAAGGACAAACAAAAAGACACGCGGGCTTACGACAAAATGTAGTCGAAGAGATACCGCGTGTCAAGAAAAAAGATGATGTACGATCGCCCTAGACCATCAGCGATCGTGGTTAATGCCGGACGGCACGGCGAGAGACTAGAAGGAGAATTGCTCGTCATCCCTATAGAACTCATAGTAGAGTTCTAAATTAATATCAGGTCGATCGTCTCGATCGGGGTCTGGGTCGGCTTCTTCCAGGAGATCAGGATCGATCTTGTCTTTGATCGCCAGAAAGAGATCGTTTGGGTCGATCTCTCCTGTCTCGATCGCTTTCAGAATTTCGGACATAACGGACTCCTTGCCCATCAGGGACATCCACGGGGTAAATTCTTTTCGCAAAGTCATAATGTTTTTGTTTCCTCATGGTAGGGATAGGGCAGACGATCGGCAAAAACGATCGCTGCCTCTAGGGAGGGAAACCCGCCTTTAATTAGGCGGGAGGGCTTCTGCTGCGAATCAGATAATACTACAACGTAGCATCCCGATCCACTGCAACCCGACAGCCTCGCCCAACGACTGCCGGGATAAGCGAAGGCGACCCTTTTCTTCATGCGATACGCACGGGCTCCGAGGGCTCGATCTTAAAGATTGTTTTTGAGTACATGGCGTTGATCTTACCTTCCATTTTCCTTAGGGCTTTCATGAAGTTTTGGTTGTACCTCCCGTCGAAGGTAGCCTTCTCATCTTCAGGCATCAGGTGATACCACTTTTCCCTAAACGCTTCGATCGCTCCACTACTGGAGCAGTAGAGCCCAGCAGATTTAAGGTATCCCGTTTCCGGGTCAACATAGAGAAGAAGATAGTCGTAATAAGATTCAGCCTTGGGCTTGTTCCAAACCTCACCCTCATACTTAGGGTTTGTGGTTTGATAGACCATTCGGATCTGGTGCTGTTTGGCACCCTTGGTCGTTGTCTCCAGCCATACGCGCTTTTTGCAGCGCAAAGTGCGACCATAGGGGTAGTCGCCAATAACATAGGCGGTCTCAGGGGAGATATGCCCGGACAAAACTGTAAAAACTGTAGGTTGCATTTTTCTTTTTCTTTGGGTAAGTGAACAACGAAAGGCGGTTTTAAGGGATGACCGTCAACCACAAAAAAACGATCGTCTTGGGAGTGAAAGAACGATCGCTTTTGGATCAAAGGCTGTAGCACAGCATTGTACTACCCACAGGCGGCTGTGGGATTGGATCTGCCCAGCTTTTTCTTACATCTCTAGCCCAAGACTCAACGATCGCTAACGATCGATCCATTGAGATAGGATTTAGGTTCTTGCCATCGAAATGGACAGCAAGAAGATGCCCGCCTTGGGTGCAGTGTCGGGCAACATCGATCGCCCCGTCGAGAACTTTCTCTCGATCGCCTTTCCCAAACAGGAAAGGAACTTTTTCCCCTGGAAAGGGAAATCCCGCATGATTCGGCGGGACGAGATGCACCATATAAGTGCCCGTCTCCCTTGTCCAATGGACGAAGGGCGTGTTGCCATGAGCCTCAATCATCTCTCGATCGATTTCAAGATCGCTCTGAAAAGACTTCAGTAGAGGTCGAGACAATTCCTCTAGCTGTTCAAATACGTCCAAGGTTTACACCTCTCTACTATTCTCCCACAATAAAAGAAAAGCGATCGTCTTGGGAGTGAAAGAACGATCGCTTGGCTACGACAGTTTGTAGGCTATTCTTCCGAAGGCGGAAGAAGTTTCTTCTTCTTGCGCTTGGATGCGCGAGTCCCCTTGCTGGGACGAAGAAGCTTGGTAGGGATGCGTCCCCCTACCTGGACGGAGAAGGACTCCCCATTCCCGATCGGGATGGAAAATCCAAACAGAATTTCGATCTCTTTCATCTACCACTGCCCCGGTAGATGGGGTCAATGGTAGGAAGATCTTCAAAACAAAACATGAGAAATCCCCAATACGATCGATCGCTCTAGCTAAACTAGACCATCAGCGATCGGTTTATATGCCGGACGGCACGGCAAGAAAATCACATCTTCACTTCGTTGCGGTAGGCATCTACTACCGCGATCGTCCCTTTGAGGGACGCGGAAATGACGGCAAGAACTAGATGCCCTTGCCGATCGTTAAAACTTAAAACAGGCACGCAGAAACCCCGATCGCCACTGAGTGATCGGAGCACGAAATAAACCCATTACGGGTCTTGTAGACCCGGTGGTTGTCCCCACCGGACTCTCCTTTGTAGGAGAATCGGACACCCCGAAGGAGTGCCAAAGACCCACCTTCTAGGCGGGCTTTCCTGTAGGGGTAAAACCCCTGAGTTTCAAAGTCCGCTATGCGGTTTCCCACTTGATCGCGGACGGTCAAATGACCGTTTTCTTCTACGTACATATAAATACCGTCCCGTATCGCGGGAACGCGCCCCTTATGGCACATGGGGAATAAGCCAAAACGATCGCTGGGAGTCGAACCCAGAACCCACCTGTAGGGAGGTGGGTAGCCGCATAGACGATCGCTGTTGTCTATTCTTCCGTTACGGTGCCTACCCATAACGAACTCCTGCTCCGGATCCATTCCCCCGGAACCCCAGGGCAGGAATAGCACTCATATTCCTTCCCATTCTTCACTACTCGCCAATAGGCGATATTAGGGTCTGGAACCCAGTACCCATGTGTTCCGTTAAAATGCCCCTTCGTCTTATCACCGTATGACGAGACGGCGGAGATCATCTCCTCTGCCTCTTCTTCGTAGCCTTTGCGGGGTTTTACTGTGAAATTTTCGCTGGATGGACGAGAACGGTCAGGGCGGGGATCCATTGAGCCCATTCCTTGGTAAGAGTACATAGCCATGATAAATACGTCCTGTATCGCGGGAGCGCGCCCCTTATGGCACATGGGGAATAAGCCAAAACGATCGCTGGGAGTCGAACCCAGAACTTCCCTGAAATGGGGAGGCAGCCACGTAGCGATCGGTTGGGTTTCAATAACCCGATCGCTACCAGAGAGAGTTTCTGCGGTAGCGATCGGAACTTACAAGCCTAGGAACGATCGCATGAAAGCGATCGTCGGGGGGAACTTGAATTTCCTGGAGTCAAACTCGTCCCACCACTGGTGGGAATCTTTTACCTCTTCGGGCAATGAAGCCCATTCAGAAATTGGAACGCCCAGCGTCCCAAAGGAATAACTCTGCAACCCTAGCCGCTCCATGAAGAGAACTTTCAAGATCTTGGAGGCAAATTCCTCTTTGATCGCGTCCAAAAACTGAGACTCCATCTCAGTCGGGACGACCTGCACCCCTTCGGAGGAGACTTCTAGGTGATTCAAAACAAAAGAAGTGCTTCTCCTCCAAGAGGAGGTTCCAAAGGCAAAGCAATGCCCCCTGAATACAAAGGGAGAATGGATGTTCACTACCTCCTCCGGAAAGTTGATGTCCAGTCCATTCCGGACACAGGAATCAGACAGGTGTTGCGTAGTCATGATAGAAAGCCCTCCTTAAGGGTGTTTGGGTGAATACCGATCGCTTCTCACGCCACAACAGAAGTAGCGCGAACAGCGATCGAGGTGGGTTATTAAATAACCCGATCGTCTCTATAAGATTACTCCTGTAGAGACGATCGGGGCATTCAAGCCCCTAAGAAGAACGATCCTCCGAGGG